TACCGGCGCGTCGGGGTGCGCCCGCAGTGGGGCCACCCGTGGGTGCAGGGACGGTCACCCACGGGACCCACCCCGCTTCCCCTGCACGTACACGAACCGGCCCAGCAGGGCGGCCGCGGCCAGGATCAGGAGGGGCGCGGCGATGAGGTGACCGCCGGTGAAGGGCTCGGACGTCCAGGCGACGAGGATCCCGGCGAGCAGGAGGACGCAGACGGCGCCGAGCGCGATCGCGACCCCGGCCGGGTTCGCGGCCTCCCCGACGGCGTCGAGCTCGTCGTCGACGCACGTCGGGCACAGGCCCCACCCGTCCAGGTCGTCGGAGACGGTCCCGCACCAGCTGCACTGCGTCGCGAGGACGCAGGCGTCGCACAGGCCGTTGGGGGAGAGGGTGTCGGCGAGGTCGCCGCACCGGTCGCACATCGGCCGGTCCCACTCGTCCTGCGCGAGCCCGAGGCTGTAGTCCGACATGCCGCCCCTCACTGGTCGGCCTCCGCCCAGGCGTGCGCGGCCGTCACCGCGGCCTCGTAGTGCGAGCCGATGTCCTGGCCGAGCTCGACGGCGCGGACGTACGCGGCGAGCGCACGCGCGGCCGCCTCGGCGGTGTGCGCGCGGTGGAGCCCGGCGGCGACGTCCGGCTGGATGACGGACGCGAGCCCAGCCTGCGAGAAGCTGCGGCGGGCCTGGGTGGGCGGGGCGACGATCGTCGTGCCGCCGTTCTCCGCGACGACCGCGTGCACGTCGGCCACAGGCGCGACGGCTGGCCGGTGCGCGGGGATCGTCTCGAGGTAGGCCGGGTTCGTCAGCCACGCGTCATCGCCGTCCCACTGCACGGGGACCATGCCCCAGCAAGCGTCGACAGCGTCGGGGTCGACGGTGCCCGTGATCCCCTTGAGGGTGTGGCGCACGCGGTCACCGGGGGCGAAGGTCTGTGCGGTCATCACGCCGCCTCCGTCCCGGTCTCGACGGGCTGCGGGGTCCAGGCGTCGTACGCGCGGTGCTTGCCGCGCAGGATCACGGCGCCGGCGCGCCCGCGGGCGGTGAGCGCGGCGCGCATCTCGCGCACGGCCTGCAGCCCGGTCGGTGCGGCGGGGGACAGGTGACGCGGCGTGTACGACGCCGTCGTGGTCGCGGTGGCCATCAGGCGATCGCCAGCTCGGTCGCGTACCAGGCGTCGAGGTCGACGTAGTACTGGGCCAGGTCCAGCACGCCGGCGCGGTCGTAGTCCGCGAGGCGCGGACGCCCGGTGCGGGCGGGAGCGACGACGGTGAGGCCGCCGCGGGTGGTGGGGTGCTTCATGGGACACTGCTCCTGTTCATGTAGGTGAAGGCCGGTTCTCGTTGGCGCGGGGCCGGCCTTCGCTGTGCGTGGGGTCAGGCGACGCGAGGGTGCGACGCCTCGGTCCGGGCTCGGCGCGCACGGATCCGCGCCTCTAGCTCGGGGATCGACGGGCCTGTTGCGTGGTGAGCGCGGCGCGCGGCCTCCTCGACGGACAGCGAGTCGCGCACCCGGCGCGCCTCGGCCAGGCAGGCCGCGGCGCCCATGAGTGCCTCCTCGCGTGTCACGACGACGGCGTCCATCACGCAGCCTTCGGGGTCTCGTCCTGCTCGACGACCTCGAACAGGTCGGGGAACAGGTCGACGCCGAAGATCACGACGAGGCCAGCGATGAAGCGCGGGCCGGGTGCCTGGTTGCCCTTGAGGATCCGAGACACGGACGAGGGGTCCATGTCGATGCGCCGGGCGAGCTCCTGGTCGGTGTCGATCCCGGCGAGACGCCGGTAGGACGCGAGCTTCGTCTTGCGCAGCCGGAGCGTCGCTCCCATCGGTCACCTCCTTTGCGTGATGCCGCTGACCTGCTGTCTTGCGGCGATGCAGTAACCATACGCAGACGCACTGCATGGACGCAAGATGGTCAGATCACAAATCGGTAACGGGGTCGATTGGCAAGGCGCAACCGCAGAATGCCGCCACTTTGTGGCATGTAGAGCGACTGACTAGGCACCTTGCGTTAGCGCAAGGTGCGTGTGGCGCCTCACGCGAGTGCGTCCACGCAAGTACGCTCGCCGCATGAACTGGTGGACGTACGTACAGGAGGTCACAAACGGAGCCGCACAGGAGAAGGTCGCGCAGAAGGTTGGGGTGACAGGACCCACCGTGAACAGGTGGCAGAAGAGCGCGCCGAAGCCCGAGACGGTCGCCGCGTTCGCTCGCGCGTACGGGCGACCCGTGCTCGAGGCATTCGTCGCGGCAGGGTTCCTCACGCCCGATGAGGCGCGCGCTGATGTGACAATCGCCAGGCCCGACGACCTAACGAACTTCGAGCTCGTTGAAGCCATCGGACGTCGACTCGGTGTGAACGTCGGTGTCGTCGGGACGCGCAGTCAGCTTGCAAAGCTGACGAGGTCTCACCTTGGAGCGGTCGACAACGACCACGACGAGCTGCGCGCGGTGGCGAACGAGGACGACACGCTCGAGCAGATCAGCGAAGACCAACAGCAGGAGCCCTAGGGTCGGGCCATGCAGGACCTGATCGACTACGCGTTGCGGCGCGGCTGGGGCGTCAAGTTTCGCGACCTCGGCCGCCGCAACGGCGAATACTCCCGCGGCCTCATCGTCGTGAACGACCGCCGGCGCACGGGATTCACGCAGCGCATCACGCTCGCGCACGAGATCGGGCACGCCACCCACGACCACGCCTGGACCGACGACCCCACCGTCCACGCGCGCCAGGAGCGCGAGGCCGACGTCGTCGCCGCCCACCTCCTCATCCGCGCGGACGACGTCGCGTACGCCGAGCAACTCGTGGGCGAGCACCCCGGCGCAATCGCGAAGGAGCTCGGCGTCACGCCGGCGTACGTTGAGCTCTGGCGCGCTACCTACATGCAGCCGTCCGTGCGCCGGCACCTGCGCGCCGTGTAGCTCGTCGGTGGCGTCCGGCAGGATGCGGGCATGACCCGCCGCCACCGCGCCCTCGCGCCCGTGCCCGACACGCCTCGCCGCGGCATCGGCATGATCCGCGTCTCCAAGGAGAACGGGCGCGGGGAACGCCTCCTGTCGCCCGAGCTGCAGCGCACCGCGATCAGCGACCACGCCGCCCGGTACAACATCGAGATCGTCGAGTGGGTCGAAGGACTCGACGAGTCCGGGTCACGCACCAAGAGCGCATGGTGGCCGCGACTCGACCGCGCGACCGAACGCATCGAGCACGGCGAGGCCGACGTCATCGTCGTCTGGGAGCTTTCCCGCACCGCACGCAACCGGCTCCGGTGGGCCGTTGCCCTCGACCGCGTCGAGGCCGCCGGCGGTGCGATCGAGTCCGCCTCCGAACCGATCGACGCGACCACGGCCGCCGGCAGGTTCCAGCGCGGGGTGCTCGCCGAGATGCACGCGTACAAGGCGGAAGCGATCGGGGAGGGCTGGCGCGACGTCCAGACGTCCCGTGTTCGCCGCGGACTGCCCCCCGGCGGGAAGTTGCCGTGGGGGTGGCGCTGGGTCCACGGAACCGTGCAGCCAGACCCCGACACCGCGCCCTTCATCGTCGAGGCGTACCGCAGGTACCTGACCGGTGCCGGGAACCGAGACCTCGCAGACTGGTTCAACGGTGCCGGCGTGCGACCCATGCACGCGAAGCAGTGGTACTTCTCCACGATCACGCAGTGCCTCGACTCGCCGATCCACGCAGGCCTGGTCGTCCACAACGGGCAGATCCACGACGGCGCGCACGACGGCATCATCGACGTCGCGACATGGGAGACATACCGGCGCGAGCGTGAACGCCGGGCAGGGGAGCGGCAGGTGAAGCGCCGGTACCTACTGTCGGGGATCGCGCAGTGCCCATGCGGGAAGCCCATGTATGGGTTCACCGTCGCCACGTCGTCCGAGTCACGCGGCGGACGCGCCCGAACGCCCTTCGTCTGCTATCGCTGCCGCGGCGAGGGCAAACCCGAAGGGCACGGACCCTGGAACATCACCGCGCGGGCCGTCGAGCAGGCCGTCATGGACTGGCTGCGTGAGCTCGCGGCCGACGTCGAG